GTTGATTTTTTTAGATTTACTATATAGTTATTATACGAAATCGGTTTCAAGACCGATTTTTGTTCATTTAAAGGGGGAAACTAAAATGAAAGACACAATCAAAATGATTATGGAAGCAGTAGGTGGAATTAAAGACTTACTACTTCACATAGTTGGCTTAGGGGTTCTCGTACAATTAGTATTTGTAGGTGGATTCTTAGGTATAGATGTTGTTGGTAATTTGATTAGTCTTGTAAATGTATTTGCAGAAAGTGGATTTGCAGGATTTATATCACTTATAGTGATACTCGGATTACTGAACAAATAAAGGTGGATTAAAAAGGGGAATAGAAATATTCCCCTTTTTTATTTTAGTGTCTATTACCCAACTCTTTATTTTCTGTTGAATCACCAACTCCAAGGTTATCATATGAGTCTCTACCACCTTTTGACTTTGGTGTATTTTCGTGAGTTACATCACCTTCTACTATGTTTAGTATTTCATCAAATGACTTACCACTATCCCATGCTTTTTTAACCGCATCTTTTTTAACGATTGACTTCATAGTTGAACTAACATCATTACCTGTTTCGGTTACGACTCCAAGTAGTTTACCTGGTTCATTCAAATCTCTTTTAAAGTCTTCCCAAATCATTAATGCCATTTGGTTATTTTGTTTATCACCACCTCTTGCCAACTCAACATATGCTGAACTCTTTTTATATTTGGTGGTAAGACTCTTAACTACTTTTGAGTCAAGTTCTTGACCATTGTTTTTTAATAAAAGTTCATCATACTTTTGTTTACCCTCAGAATCTAATTGTTCTCTTGGGTGTAGTCTTTGTGATTCCGATAATGTAAACCACTCTACTAATTTAACAACATTTTGTATTGAATACTTAATGTCATTAATTGGTGTTTTTCCTATCAGTATCAATCTGAACAAAAAGTATGCTCTTAGAGATGATATTTTTCGTCTCAGTAATTGTGTAGCACCTTTTTTACCGATAACCTTTTTGTAATAGTTCTCATACAATTCATATGAGATTTGTTTGAAGAATTTAACAAATTCATCTACTGAACTATTAGTCCATAAAGTAGAATCTATTTTTGCTAACTCATCTAAGTCCGTTGATGCTACTGATGGTAGTTTATACCAATCTTGGTCTGGTTTACTCCACATCATATAGA